TGTGCCGTACGCAGCGAGATTGCCGAGTTTATCATCGGCTGCAGGAGTAGGCTGACCGGATTGCTGTGCAACCGGGGTAATGTTTACGGGTGTCGATCCGCCGCCGAGATACTCGGCACGTTGAAGGCGGAAGTCAGGCGAAACGACGCCCCAACGCGCCTTCAAGGACTCGACGTAGCGTGTTCCAGAGCGAGCATCGCGTTCGAGAATGTGTTGTGTAGCGAATGCCAGACGTATGTCATTGACAGATGCGGCCGTAGCATTAGCCAGATCGGCATAAATGTTCGGGTAATCAGTCGTTGACCCCTCAAGAATTCCGATATCGCCGGAGGCTGAATCGTCGCTCCACCAGCCGTCACCGGTCGGCGTCGTCAAATCCGTTTGTCGTAGTGCCGCCGGTAACGCGGCAGCCGCACCGCTTCCCTGGACGAAACCGATACCGAGAACGGGGGCTGTAGACCCTAAGGGAAGGGAAACGCCAGTACCACGCTGCGGTTCAGGTAGGCACGAAGTAAAGTAATCGTGCCGTTTACCGCGTTTTTTCAGCACGTAGTTGCTGTTGGCGCTAACCGCATCTGTAGTGTCGACGACCAGACTGTCTTGCAAGTTTTGGTCCCTAAACCAGTCCGTCCAGATTTTATTATAAGCGCGTTGAGGAAGGTCACTAATACCGGTTTGGGCGCCGAGCGGGACGCCGAAATAATCAAGAAGTGAGCCCGTGGTGACCGTAGGATTCCGCGCCGGAATAGTGTAGCTGATGCTATCGCCGGGATCGTCCTGGGCGCCGTGAAATTTTTCGTGGTTGTCCCAGATCGTGCGATACGATACGAAAAACGCGAAAGTTTCGAACGTGAGGTTATCGAGTATAGGTTCAAGAGGTGTCGCGAGACGCATGAAGAAACTGGTTTTCCAGTTGAATGTCGAGCCGGGAATCACATCGATCGGTTGGCAGATCGGAACAAGATAGTCGGCATCGAATGCCGTTTTGTGGCCATGAGAGAGATTGAAAGTCGAGCGTGGGATACTCACGCTCGGTGTTTGAGAGAATTTATGTTGAGAACGCACTACGCGGTTCCTCCAGGTTTATGGTCAGCGATATCGGTGACGTTGTTATTAAGCGCCGCTGCTTCGACGCCGTTTAGGAGGCACTCGTTGTCCTCGTTGAGAATTTTGCCATTGGTATTGTCGAAAGTGCCGAGACGCCAAAGGCTGTAGTGTTCAGGGTGTTTTGCGATGGGATGGTCGTCACTTGCGATAATGTCTTGAAATTCGCGGACGACGACCGCATCGGCCGTTGAGAAGAAAGGCTTTTCGTAGATGCCTGAGCATTGGTCGAAGATTGCATAGCATTGGACTTTCATGTTTTTTCCCCTTTCATGTACAACTGGTGAAGCTTATCAGCAACCTGTTGATCCGTCAGATCGTTTTGAGTCTTAAATTCGTTCCACATATCCAGTGGATATTGGACGCCAGAGTCATAGATAGTGACATAGCGATCCTTTTTGTTAATCCAATAAAATGCATTTTCCATTATAAGTTCCTCTTTTTTAGGTTTTGCTTTGCTTGCGCGCAGCGGTATTTGTCGCGGAGACGTTCTGGTGTGAAGTCGTTGCGATGTTTTGCCAACCATTGTTGGCGTTGTTGTTTAACCAGTTCAAGTAGATCCGGGTCTGATTGTTTGAGTACGTCCTGGTAATAGCGTGGGACGAGCTGAACGGTCCCATGGCCCGGGACAGGTGTTTCATCCGCCGGGAATATGTCTGATTTGAATTTTTCATAGTATTTTGCGCCTAACCCGGACGGTTTGCCGCGGCCGGTCGACATGCGGGTGAATTCAGGATGGAGCCAGAACGCCACACCGTATTCGTCGCAGCGTAGGTAGTGATCGCGGGCGCGTTTGCCGGTAATTTTTTTGAAACAATAGCCAGCCGTGTAAGCGGCTGTTTCGAAGTTGAGCTCGCCGGTGGTTGAAAAGCCATAAGGCCAGAGCTTTTCAAGTGTTGGCGATGTGTAAGTATAGACGCCTTCGATGTCTCTCCAGAGTACCCGGTCGTGGAATTGGTGGTTGAACAGACATACGTGATAATGGGGTCGTTGATTTTCGTCGCCGTATTCGCCGCAGTAAAAGTAGCGGATCGGGTTTGTAACGTATAGTTCGCCGTTTTCGTCCTCAGCGTACTTGTATGTTCGCTTTTTTCGAAGAGCTCGTATGAATTTGGAGACGTGAGAAGGCACGAGTGAGAGATCATCGGGAACGTAGTGGCCGGCTTTGAGTTGCTCGGGAGTGCAGTCGTGTTTTTCTCGGTATGTGAGAGTAAGCCAGGAATTGCCGTGATGATCGAGCCACAGATAACTTTCGTGCACGATTCGGATAGCCCACATAGTCCGATGATCAATGCGACAACCCAAGCACTGAGAACAGGCCACTTCCATTTTTTGGAGTTGAGGTTTTGAGGTCCAGCCGCCACTAATAGGATCCTTGTAACCTTTGAGCGGTGAAAAGCATGGCATTAAAGACGGTAGCCACCGCGTGCAGACGGCGTCTGATAGTTTTTCGAGTGTGTGCCGGCATTGCGGCGGAAGTTGCGCTTCGAAGAGCGACGAGACATTTTGCGGCGTTTCATAGTTTTTCCTGATAAGCGAAGGCACAGAGGTTGGCCATTTCGCGTGAGTTGCTGGAGAGTGTTTCTTTGTTGGTGTTGAGATTAACGAATGAGCTCTCTCCGTCAGTCCCGCAACGGAGGGACGTGACGGAGCAGCCCATTAACGAGCCCAAAAAGAGAAAACAGGCCGTTAATTTAAATGTTTTCATGGGAGCGATTCCATTGGTCGTTGCGTCGATGACCCTTTTTACCACAGATTTGGGGCTTTTGCATAGTTTTCCCGCCCGCCTATACCGCGCCTAGCGGTTCGCTTCGCAAGCTACGCGTCGCTGGCGCGGTGATGGCGGGCGGGGATACTGCCCTGGGGGGCATTGGCCCCATTTTTTTGTATCTGTGGTTGTACGTAGTTAACTACGTTTGTTTGTTTTTTGCGCACTGGGGGGACCAGTGCGCCAGTACAGTATCGAGTATGACTGTACTGAGTGATTTGGGGGCGCTTCGCGCCCCCAAATCTTTTGAGGGATAGTGCCTGAACGCTCGACTAGAAGATGTCGAGCAGGCACTTGTTTATTCATGACGCTCCGAAAAGAGGTCGCTTACATGAAACGGCCCCCACAGGGGGGGCCTAAAGAAGTTTGGCAGGAAAGGAAGGTGGGCTTATGTAAGCCCTTCTGCCGGATTTATTCTTCGGAGCCCGATTCGGGCTCGGAAGTTTGTTCAGGCGTTGCCTGAGGCGGTGAGGCCGGCTCAGCGCCTATATTTGGTAGCGGTTTGACCAGTTGGTCGCCTGGCTTCGCCAGGCCCGGTATTTTCGTGTGGAGATCGTCAGCATTGGCCGGATCGTTGACATATTGGAAGAATGCGGCCGGGGATTGTCCGAACTCGCGTCGGACCTCGGCCGGTAGGTCGTCGAAGATCTCGCGACCTTTTGTAAGCATGCGGGTTTGTTCGTGGAAATCGAACTCTGAAAAGTCACCATATTGCCCCTGGTGTTTAGCCAGGTGGCTGATTGTGTTTGTTTGCGCGAAGCGCTGCATGATTTTGTTGATGTCGCATTCGTCCTTGTAGGACTGTTTGGTGCGACCATCGTTGTATTCCAGTGGCTCGTGCAGCTCTAGGAGCTCCGCCCTGGTGAGAATGCCGCCGATCTCGGCGGCCAGTAGTTTGAGTTTCAAAGACATGTTGTTTTCCTATTGATAGGCCCGTTTGCCGGTGATTTTTTCGTAGCGTTGAGAGAATTCGCGGAGTTCCGCATCGGTAGGGGTATAACCCTTTTGTTTCCACTTTTCATAGAAATCGGCTGTCGCCTGAGCGTTCGAGCGTTTGTCCTTTGGACTTATGCCCTGGACGTCAATGACAAGTTCTTGCTTTCGTTTATTGACGCCTTTACCCGTTTGTGTCGGCCCGTAGATAGTACGCTCGCCTTTGGATACTTGGCGAACGAATTCTTTGCCAGAGTTTACGGCTCCGGCCAAACCTTGGCCGAGCAACGAGCGGGGTTTAATTGCATCCGTTTGTGCCTGAGTGTAGCCAGTATTTGCGCGGACGTTTTCAATCTGGGCTTTCGCCATTTTAAGGGCAAGGACCGCTGCAGTGCCTTTTGCGGCGCCTTCGGTGCCAGCCGCACCGACATTGCCATGAATAGCCATGCTACCAGCGGGAGAAGAAGCATCGAATTTGCCGGCAAGGATTGGATTAATGCCGGCTTTCCGCATATCCGCCATCCGGCGGGAGACAGCTGTATTAGACATCCGCTCCTGAAAGTCGCGGTTTTTTTGGGCTTCGGCAGCGTTCGCTGCGTTAGCCTTAGATTGACCGCGCGCTGACGCTATCGCGCCGAGAGCTGCACCTGCGAATCCCCAGGGCATTAGAGTCGCATCAGCCCTGGCACGCCATAGGTCGGCAATGGCAGAGCAGCCTTAACTTTATGATAGAAGTCGGCAATCATGTGCGGCTCGGAAGGGATCGCTATGGCGCGATCAAGCGGCGTTGAGGTATTTGCCTGGATAAAGGTATCGCCGAGTGTTGGCAATGTGGCGAAGTCTTCCGAGAGATGCCAGGACGCGAGCGTGCCAGACGCGTCTGGACGCATAAGACCGGTAAGTTTTGAATTGAGATAACGATGTTCATCGTAGCGTCCCTGGTAGCCGAACACAAGATCGTCGTTAGCCGATCCGTCGGCCCAGATCTCCTTATTAGTCACGGCTTGTTCGCCGATGTTGGCCATTTCGGGATAGACGAAGTCATAGCGGGTGGATTTTAACCAGTAGCGGTCAATGCCCTGGGAATAACTGATATCACCACGAAGATTCCCAAGGATAATTACAACGCCGTGTTCAACAAAGGATTTCGACCAAGAGTGTGTGCCGTTAGCTGTGCCGTACGCAGCGAGATTGCCGAGTTTATCATCGGCTGCAGGAGTAGGCTGACCGGATTGCTGTGCAACCGGGGTAATGTTTACGGGTGTC